TTCGAGCCAATCTGATTACAAGAGTATCAAGGAAAACGGTCATGACGTTCCGAAGCCGGAAAGTTTTCTCCAGGAGATATTTACTCCACTCAGCCTGAACCCGGTTGAATTTACCCAGAAGGATAGGCAGGAACAGAACAGAATCATCCTTGACCTGATTGATTTCAAGTGGGATCTGAACTGGATAAAAGAAAAGTTTGGTGAGATCCCTTCCGGTGTAAATTATGATCAGAACATCTTGAAAGTGTTGGCTGATATTCAAGCTGAAAACGGCGTATACTTTCAAACTCGGCAGGACTTGAACCGGGACGCACGAAACAAACAAGCTTTCATCTATGACATTGCAAAGGATATCCCGAAAGATTATGACTATTCCAAATGGAACGCTTATGATCTCGGCACAAAGTATAGACAGCTTGAAACCATTAAGAACCAAAACAATGAAATCCAGCGGGCAATCGTATTCAAAGAAAGCTACAACAATAAAATTCGTGGCTATGAAGCTGAAAAAGAAATCGCCATATCGGCAGAGGAAAAAGCCATTGCATCTGAAAGAGAAAACTTAACCAAGAGTATTGAACGAATGAGAGCTGAAATTATTGCAGCAGAGGACAAGCTTAAAGGGTTGGCAAGTAAACTGGAGGACAAGAAGAAACTTGCCATATCTGAGTATGAAACAAAAGTTGCAAAACTAGACGGAGATATTCAGATCACCAATAAATATGCCGACAAACCACAGACTGATGTAGCTGAACTGAACGAAGAGATCAACACAGCTGAAGCCATGAAGAAACATCTTAACGAGTATCAGCGAATGGTTACTATGCAATCTGAACTTGAACAACTCAAAGCTGATTCAGAAGCGCTGACCGCAAAGATTGAGCTTGCCAGAGAGTTACCGGGCGAAATTCTTAAAGTCGCTACAATTCCGGTTGAAGGGTTGACCGTGAAAGATGGTATTCCGCTCATTAACGGTCTGCCAGTATCTAACTTGTCCGATGGCGAAAAGCTTGATTTGTGCGTAGATATTACAATCAGCAAACCTTCCGGATGGAGCATAATTTTGCTGGATGGAACTGAAAAGCTGGACGAAGTCAGCCGGGCAAATCTGTACAAGAAGTGCAAAGAGAAAGGGCTACAGTTTATTGCAACCAGAACTACAAATAACAATGAATTGGAGATTACACAATTATGAGTCAGACGCATTGGAAGAAGCTGCATAACCCCGATTATATCGGGGCATATGCACTAGAACCTGGCAAAACATTGATCGTCACAATTAAAACGGTTAAGAATGAAAATGTAACCGGTCCGGATGGCAAAAAAGAGGAATGTATGGTAATGACTTTTTCTGAACCTCCGGGAACAAAGCCTATGATAGTCAATTCTACTAACGCCAAGACCATTGAGAAGCTTTATAACACACCATACATTGAAGAATGGGCTGGACGCAAGATTGAATTATACACTGATAGAATTAAGGCGTTTGGTGAGGTTGTGGATGCCTTAAGAATCAAAGCAAAGGTTCCAAGCGACAAAAAAATATCAACAATTTGCGGTGATTGCAAAAAAGAAATTACCGGATTTGAAACTATGACAGCCGAACAGGTTGCACAGCGCAATTTAACAAAGTACGGCTTGCCATTATGTGTTGAATGTGCTGGGATACGAAAAGAATTGTCGAAGGGGGAAAACGTACAATGATGCTTACTGCTGAAAACTATTTTTCTACTGAAATGAACATGAAATACATGGGGTGCAGTCAATTCAAATCATTTATGGAATGTGAAGCCGCTGCATTGGCGGAGATAAAAGGTGAATATGCCCGTGAAAAATCGGTCAGTTTGCTAGTTGGATCTTATGTTGACGCGCACTATGAAAAAACACTTGATTTATTCAAAGCACAAAATCCAGAAATATTTACGCAAAAGGGTGAGCTTAAATCAGACTACAAACATGCTGAGTACATAATTGCCCGGCTTGAACGTGATGAACTGTTTCAGCAATATATGTCTGGCGAGAAGCAAGTTATTAAAACTGGTGAAATTATGGGCATCCCGTTCAAAATCAAAATAGACAGTTACCATCCGCGCGATAAGATTGTTGATTTGAAGATAATGAAAGATTTCGACGGTATATGGAAAGATGGATTAAAACTCTCTTTTGTTGAGGCGTGGGGCTACGACATTCAAGCTGCTATATATCAATTCATAGAGGACAATAACCTACCATTCTTCATTGCTGGGGCCACAAAACAAAAGCCCGAACCGGATTTAGAAATAATCAGTATCCCACAATCCAGACTTGATTATTGTCTTGATATGGTTATACAATACGCTCCAAGATTTGCAGATATCAAAAAGGGCTTGATCGTGCCTACTCGGTGCGGAAGGTGTGACTATTGCAAGTCAACCAAGATCTTAACCAAGCCGGTTGAATATTTGGAGCTTTGCGGCTGATATGAAAGGCACAATTATTGTCGATACCAGAGAGCAAGATTTACATATTTTAAGAAAACTCGATGCGCTCAAAATTCCATATGTCCGGCGAAAATTAAACTATGGAGATTACAGTTTTGAGGTTGATGGCAAAAGCTATGAAAATGAAATTGTTGTCGAGCGCAAAGGTTCACTGGATGAAATAATCGGCAATTTTACAAAAGGCCGTGAACGCTTTAAACGGGAATTTGAGCGGTCAAAAGGTTGCAAGGTCATATTAATGGTTGAGGCTTCAATGGAGCAGCTAGAAGCCCACCAGTACCGTAGCAGAATGATGCCAAACGATTTGAAAAGTTTCCTTGCAACCTGGTGCCATAAGTTTCAACTTGAATTGAAGTTTGTAGAGAAGGACAAGGCTGCGGATTTTATATTGGGACAGTTTAGGGAGTTATATAAAAAGCGGAAAGGGGATTGAGAACATGAACAGTGTTAATATTATAGGCCGCATCACAAAGGACATTGAATTGCGGTACTTACCAGCCAACAACACGGCGGTATGTAGTTTTTCAATAGCCGTTGATGATGGGTTTGGCGACAAGAAGAAAACTTTCTTCTTTAACTGTCAGGCATGGACAAAGACAGCGGAGAACATTACTAAGTTTTTTGGCAAGGGTGATCTGATTGGAATATCTGGGAGACTTGCAACAAGAGAATGGACAGACAAAGAAGGCAAAAAACATACTATTACAGAGATTGTCGTAAGTGACTTTACTTTTTGCAATGGGAAGAAATCGGATTCCGGAAGCGCAGACAAGCCATTAAGCCAGAGTAATGACAGTGAGTATAATACAACACCATTAGAGGATGATGAATTGCCATTTTAGAAAGGTGGGGGAAAAATGGAACAAATAACTTTAAATGAATACCGCAAAGTCATCCATGAGGAACTTGAAAAGTGCGGTATAAAAATTCCAGTAGAATTGAAGTTTGATTTATCCATCATTGAAGGTGCTGAGAATGTCGCCAAAACAAAACAATTCCTCAGGCTGTGCAACGGTGACTATCACAATTCTGTATATGTCAAGAAATTTGGCGAGCGTGACGGCGATGATCGGTATTTTGATTTACTGTTTTGTGTTAATGAATCCGGGTTCCCGGTTTGCATACCCGTACCGATTGCCAGAAGGCTTTTTGGGTGTGATATAGCAGGAACACACTTCGGGCAAATAACAGGCGGACAGTATGAGTATATCTACAAGGCATTTTACAATAATTCAGAATTACCATTTTGAACGGTGGGGGAAATAAAAAAGCCGCTCATTTGCGGGCGGCTTCCTCTAAGGCTTTCTTAATAATTGTATTTGCGACATTGCTCAATGTGCGGTTTTCTTCTTTAGCTATCTTAACAAGTTGTTGATATTCTTCGTCGGTTAGTGAAACCATTATCCGTTTACGTTCCATAAAAACACCTCCAATGAGGTTAGTATACAACATGATGATAAAAAAATCAAGTGGTAAAAGAGTGGTGATAAATGTTGACAAGTGCTGACAAAAGCGATACAATAGAACTAGAACAAATGTTCTATAAGGGGGTCGCAGGATTGGCAGGAGCATTCCAAACTTCAAGAGAAATATTTTCAAATTCCATATGGCGAAACATAGTAGAATTCCGGCTTTTCTTTCTTATATATGGACATGCAGTATTTAAGGATGATGTCAAACTGCATGGGTTAACTTTACACCGTGGACAGTGGGTTAGGTCATACAGAAATTTACAAGAGGATTTGGAATATATAGAGAACCGTTCTATCAAACGATATTCATTATCAGTTATAAAGAGAGCGATTGATGGACTGGTGAACGATGACCGATTGAAAATTGAAGTATGCGAACTGGGAACACTGTTTGAGGTTGTGAACTACGCTAAATACCAAGGTTTAGACAATTACAAAAAGGACACTAAGAACGGCGTTGGAACGGAGATGGAACAGGGATGGAACGGAGATGGAACAGAGAAAGAACAGCAGCGGAACAAGAAGAAGAATGATAAGAAAGATAAGAATGAGAAGAAAGATATATATATCACAGTTCAGCATCTTTCAATGTCAAAAGAGGAATACGACAAACTTATCACTCTTTACACTCAATCAGAAGTTGACAATAAAATTGCATACGCTGAAAATTATGCGAAGCTGAAAAACTACAAGTCTTTATATCTCACACTAAATAATTGGTTGCAAGCTGGCAAATCAAAAGCTCCGCAATCCAAGCCCGAACAAAAGAAATCAGCAAAGCAATTACTCGCAGAAGAATCTGACAGGATATTAAAGGAGGAAGGGGCGATATGACACAAGAAGAAGCGCAAAGCCTTGTTACCAAACTAAGCGGCAATTTCAACACCTACGGGAAACTTGATAATCTGGACGATGTAGTTGCATACAAAAGGACATTGCTGAAATACGATTACAAGAAAATGAACGCTATTATTGAAAATCTTATTGACAATGACGACCGCAAAGATTGCGGATCCCTTCCAGCCACTCCATACCTGATTAAGAAATACAAAGAGCAGCGGACAGCAGTTGCAGAGGTCCACAATGTAACTCACTGTGACGTATGTAATGATAAAGGCTATGTGCTAATGACTGAACATATCAAGAACGGTAACGAATCACTACCCTATCAAGTTGTCTATTACTGCCCATACTGCCAAGTAGGACAAGCACAGGCGTATAACGGCAACAACTGTAAAGACCATAAGGTAAACACTGTATGCCATCCCATAACCTCCATTATGGACGAGCAAGCTATTAAGCAAATGCAATATACAAACAACCACCCGAAACGATTGACGGACACAGAAAAAGAAACTCTGCGGAAGAAACTGTACAAGATAGGGTTGCCACTGCCAAAAGCGTTAGACCGTGGCGATGCGTGGGAGGGTGATACTGATGGATGTCCATTCTGAGGTTGAACTAAAGAATCGGTTTCTTGACACTCTTACCCGGCTTAAAAAGGCAATGGATTATGCAGATAGCGACAATGCGGACAAATGGAAATGGCAGCCGAGATTTTGCGACCTACTAGCAGAGATGAACGATCTGGGACGCCAGCTCAGGCAATGTGGCTGCATCATGTCGGATGGAGAAATACATCAGCTGATAGAAAATTTGTGAGGTGAAATCATGAAATATAACTGGGAATCCATGAGCGAGCAACAGAAAACTAAAGCAACACAGCACGAAATTGACCTTGTAACACACAATGCAACCACAAAAGACGACTTGCTTAATATCCTCCGGTGGCTATGGAATAAATTTGAGGTAGTTGAGGCTGAATCGAAGAAAAGCGAACTCGAAGATCAGGAGGAATTTGACGGATGAAGATATCGCACAATGATTTGCTCAGAGCCGAAGAACATCGCCGCATCATAACAATTCAATCCAGCTTCCCGGAAATCGCCTATGCCATAGAGAAAGATTCACTCTGGATAATTAATCGTCAGACGGGCGCACAGTTGGAAGTGTCAAGGGAAAATGTGTATAAGTTTGCGGATGAAATGTTGAGTGTGGCAGAGTTGTATATGGAAGACGGGATTACACAAGGTGAGTTGATTCAAAATTTATAAAGAGTGCGAAGAAAGAAGGGGATAAATTTATGAGAACAGAAATGGAAATTCAGCAGGAAAACATTAAAAAATTAATTGAATTAGCACAGGAAAATCCAGATTTAAGAATAGTTCCAATGGTTAATACAGAATGTGTTAATAGTGATGATTATAGTTACTGGATAGCAAATTGGGGAAAGGCTGAAATTGATGAAATCTGGTGCTATGAAGGTGGGGAAAGACTTTATAGCAGGTCAAACGACTATGATACTTTAGTTGATGAAGCAATGGACGAAATCGTATGTGATGACGAGGTAAATTGGGATATAGTGGCAAAGGCAAAAGTTGATGCTTACGAATGGGAAAAGGTTATTACTGTGAACATACAGCCATATGATTGATTCACAATAAAAGGAGGTCTTGTAGGTGATTAAGCAGATAAAACTCCGTATCAGGAAAAGCAATAACCCTGGAATATTACATGATTCCAGAGAGGATGTAAGGCAGCTGGGTGTAGCATGTAGCGAGTTAATTGATAAAGTCAATGAACTGGTTGATAAGGTGAATGAGCTGGAATGCATAAAGGCGAGCGAGAAAAAGGCTCTTAACAATTTTAGAAATTTCACGGGGATGTAATTACGTAATAACAAGACAACAGGAGGTAATTGTGTCTGGTGAAAATTGCAGTAACTGTAAGAAATATAAGTTGAATGGCGGTAATTGTATTGGAATCAGAAGCCGTCACTGTAAAAAATATAGAGCGGTATATAAAGAGTGTGAAGGAGGATTTTGAAAATGGATAAAAGGATTGAAGAAGCAGTTGAATTACTCCAAAACAACAACTATGTGGTTCACAAACTTACACATAGACAAATTGAAGACATGGACGAGTGCGAATTAATGGCAGCTGATTGCGGAGAAAAAGATTGTAGCGCGTGTTCTTGCAGTTGTTGCATTCTTACAGGCGATTCACAATAAAAAGAAATCCCGCACTAAATCAATCGTTTGAAGGCGGCGTTGATAATAAAATACTTTTCATAGTTGATTAAATTACGGGTAAAACTTATGTATCCTGGCCGATACAAAGCGGACGAAGCCTTCTAAGTCCGCACATAAGCAGCCAATCAACTAGAGTGCTGATAAAACAATGCAAATACAGTTTTAAGAGCATACGCGCCACGTGGACAAGATTAAATCAATAAAACGTGGAATTATATTAACGGATAAAATTAAGGCTAGAAATGGCAAATAGAAGGGGGAGAGTTGAAATGTTGAGAAGAGAGCAATTAGAAGATGCGGCGAAGTGTGATGCTAAATCTGCATGTGAAAACGGGCTTATTGATGGATGTGTAAAGGGTGGTTGCGTCACATATTATGCCCAAACCGCACTAGAATTGGCGGATATGTTGAAACGGTTGGACAGAGAAAACGATGTATGCCCTATATGCGGATTGGATAAGGCATACGGGCATGAAAAGGGCTGTGAACTGGCGGTTTTGCTGGAAGGATTGGAGGGGTGAGGGATGAAACTGACGGATGATAAGAAGTTGTTTGAACAGGTGACAGTAGAACAATTAAGGCAAAATATAGTTTTGTTGCAAGCCAAAGAAATTGAAATACCGCGAGTGTGGGTTTTGGAATTGCTTGACACTATAGAATCACAGCAGCAGGAGAATGAACAGCTACGTAATGATCTTGCTGGAATAGGGCAGATGGTAGCAGACTATGACACAGCATTGCAGGAGAATGAGCAATTACAGAAATGCTATGCCGTGACAAACGATCACTGGAAAAGGCTTGCGGCAGAAAACGAGATATTCCGCGCCGATATAACAGATGCCAATGTGCAGATGGTGCATAGGGATAAGATGATCAAGCAACTACAGGCAAAAACACTTCTTGATGTTGTAAATAGCGATTTAGTAAAAACATATAACGGTAGTGCGTTGGACAAAGCAGATCAGTACATAGAGCGGCTTGAGCAGGAGAATAAATCACTCCGTGACAAGTACGCCAAGCTGAATGATTTTGAGCAATCACAATGCGCAAAGCTACTTACGCAGAATGGGATGTATAAGGCGACGTTGAAACAAGCGAGAGAAGCGCTATCTAGTGGGTTACGCAATTTAAAGTGCAGAAATACCGGAGACAATCAAAAAATATTAGTTAATATGCGATATGCGATAGAATCAATAGATAGGGCGGTGGAGGAATGATTTTAGCGATTGACCCAGGATGCACAGAATCGGCATATGCACTACTACGAGAGGATTTAAGCCCTGCATCGTTTGGCAAAATATATAACGTAGATATGCTTGAAGTTATCCTTGATAAATATTATGAGCATTTAGCAATAGAAATGGTTGCAAGCTACGGAATGGCTGTAGGAAAAGAGGTATTTGATACGGTATTTTGGATAGGGCGATTTTGGGAGATAGCGAGGAATACGGATTGTAAGTATATGCAGTTTATTTACCGCAAAGACGAAAAAATGAACCTGTGCCATAACATGAAAGCCAATGATAGCAATATACGGCAAGCGTTGATAGACCGGTTTGGTGTGGTTGGGACAAAGAAGGCCCCAGGATGGTTTTATGGTGTGAGTAAAGATGTATGGGCGGCAATAGCTGTAGGTGTGACTTACCATGATGTGTATTTACAAGAGATAGGAGCGTGAGGTAGATGGAAAAGGATAAATTTATCCGCATGATGGAGATACGCGAGAACATAAAGCGCAAGCGTAAAGCCTTGCAGGAGTGGCAAGCAGAGCAGGATATACAGGCAGTGGAAACACACAGGATAGCAAGGGCGAGCGGCAGATTGTATAACGCGATATGAAGGGGGAAGAAAATTGGACATACAGAAGATGCTTAAATTATATCCCTACACAGGGAAAAACGTGTTTGAATGGAATAGAGATTTAAATTGTTTTATTGCTACATCAATGACAACAAGAGACTCACAAAAAATGTTAGATGGAATGCCTCACGGAACGGACACAAGCGACCCAACAGGCGAAACGGTTTTATGTATTCAACAAAACTTAGTTGAAATTTTAGAAGAACTTTTAAAATCATCCGAACACGTTAAAACTATGACCATAGATGCATTGCAATTTAAGCGAAAAGTAGACGCGCAATACATGGAACTAGAACCGGAAGAACGCAGAGTTATTGAATCAAGATATGTACATGGGCTTGAATGGAACCAAGTGGCTAGAAAATCATGTTATTGTAGAACTCAGTGCATCAATATAAGTAACAAATTTATTCAGTCTTTAACATTGGACTAAATTGTACTTTAGACGTGCTATATTTGTATTGTGGAGGGCTGCAATTATGGATATAGTACGTCTTGAGCAGTTTGGAACGTGGCACATTGGTGATGGAGTGAATACACTTTGTAACATCAACACAGCAGAGGCAAACAAAATAATTAAAGTGTCAAATTTTATATGGGATGGTTTGAATTTAAAGTGCGAAAAATGCAATGCTATACACTATGACTACGAGCTAAAATCTAACGACATATCAGCAATTAAAGAATTGACAAAAGAAACTGTTCAATTAGACTCGCACCTTGATAAACTTTATAAAAAGAAATTGCGTAAAAAACACAAATGTAACATAGATTCACTGCAATATTTAAAAGACAAACAACTAGTTGAAACAACTGAAAATCTATTTAAATTAGCAATAGCAGACATAATGAAAGACCCTTACAGGAATGACCCGTCAGTGTACCAATAAAATTGTGCAGAACTGCAAAGGCGAGAGCTGATGCAGTTTTATTTTTGCCGTAATATTGTGAGAGTTGTCCGAGAGGATGGCTCTATTTTTATGTGAGTAGATAAGTAGGTGATTAGATTGGATAAGGATATGGGGATTAAAAAGCCTACAGAGACAAATGAGGTTGATAAAGTTGGCAGACCTTGTAAGTATGAGAGCCACGTTGAGCCGAGATTAAATGAGATATATGAATGGTTGAAAGCAGGATATACAGATGATAGCATAGCGGAAAGTCTGAGTATTGGTTATAGCACATGGATGAAATATAAGGCTGAGATAGTAGAATTAAAAGAGTTTGTTATGCGCGCGCGCCTGCATAAAAGCTGTTTGGTCATGAATGCCCAGTTTGAAAAGGCCAAAGGAATCAAAGAAAAGGTGCCTAAAGCCTTCAAATTGAAAGAAATAATATATGATGATAAAGGCAAAAAACAGTCTGAAATAGAGCGTTTGGAGTACGGAGAGGAATATATATACGTTCCTCCTGACGTAAATGCCGCAGACTTATTCCTTCGCAACAATGATCCTTCTTATAAGAGTGCTAAATCTGCCGAAATAGGCAATATTACGGTGAATAATTTCCAATTACCACAAAAGCAGCAAGAGTTAGCCCAACTTGACACAGAGATACAAAACCTTGAAGCTTTACTGGGAGTAGACTATAAGGTTATAGATGAAGGCTGATATAAACGAAATTAAAGTTTCGTGTAATCAAGAGTATCAATATGGCTTACACTTCTACAGGCCGTAAGCATACAAGGCATTATATATACTAATATGTGAGAGATTGAGTATATATTTATGTATGTGAATGATGGCATGTACTGGATGGACGGTATGGGGGCATGGCCTCGACCGGGGGGCTGTTTATATATTACTACCTCCATACAATCTACAAAATTTTCAAACTAATTTTCCCTCTGTAAACATATAGGAGGTTGTATATGCTTAACCAGCTATACCGCAATATGCGTGAATGGATGAATCACCAACGTATGCTTGTGCGCAAGAAGATACTTTTCACATAGCTGACTTTCCAAAATTTTTTATAAATTTTCCAGCCTAACACTCGCCCTTTGCCGTCTTATGTCCTCATTCATAGGACGGCTATAAGGGGTTAATGCTGTTTTACTGAATTAAGTTCTTCTAATTCACTAAATTTGCAGGAATTGACCTGTAACCCTTGAAAATGGCTGAAACCTCATGCCGTTCAAGCGACAAAAACAGGGGGGTAAAATGCTACTCGAGCGACATATTGAACGGAGGTATAATGGTGGTTAAAGAAACAAGGTACATAAACGAAAAAACTGGTGAATTCTTTGAATCAAGGTTTAAGAAGTTTGAAGTATTCAACAATGACGGTTATCTGCTATGGGCTAAAAAGGCCAGTAGAAAGCAGTTTAATGATGTTAAGCTATCAGACATATTGGGTAAGGGTGAGGACTTTAGAAGGGCGCATATCCTTGCTGAACTGATATACAAAGATACCAACACCATCATGGTAAGGGAAAATACAAGAAAGGTTCGCGTCGCTGACGTTGAGGACATTTCCCACATCATAGGCTTGAACATTAGACGGACAAAGGAATTCTTGAACAGGATGGTTGAGAAACATGTTCTTGCCAAAAGGATTGATAAAGTCGGCGAGTTGACAAGTGAGAAATATTTGTTCAATCCGTTATTCTTCATGTGTTCCAAAAGGCTATCAGCAGACTTGTATTTCTTGTTTAAAGAAAGCCTTGACTGTTACCTTCCTGCTTATGTGGTTGAGGAATTCCACAGGATAGGCAACATTGTGAAAGACGATAAATAGCTATTCCCCCAACCGCAGCCTAAAAGTTCGGTTTAATGTGAAGTATGCTTCTGGTGGTATGGGGATTTATAGGAGGATATATGCTGTTTGAGTGTGCAAAGGAAACTTATGTAGTGCAATTTTTGGGTTATGGATTTTTGGAACGTATCTACAATTTTGTTACGTGTAGGAATGTTTATGATGTCATTGAAACCGAAACATATGTGAGGTACGAAGTATGAAACCAGATTACGACCAATCGGTAAAATTTGACGGTGATAAGCTACGCTATGAACTTGTGCCTGTTGAAGTCGAGGAAGAACTTGCAAAAGTGCTAACGTATGGTGCCAAAAAATATTCGGCTAATAGTTGGCAGAAAGTTGAACCATTCAATGACAGGTACTACGCAGCCGTGCGAAGGCATATAGCAGACTGGCGCAAAGGTGAACTAATAGACCAAGAGAGTGGGCTACACCACTTGTCACACGCTTTAACCTGTATAGCATTTTTACTGTCGAGAGAATTGGAACAGAAATAAGGAGGGCGAATGAAGGCAAATTATATTCGGACAATCAAGAAGAAAATTTACAACTATGTGGCATCCAATTATAAAAAGATTGATAATGATAAATTTATACTCGGCGATATGAATTATACATATAAGTGCCACTATAATGCAGTACAGAAGATTAAAGAGGGCAAAGCTGTCAAAGTGTTTGCGTGTATCGCTATTGATAAAAACAACTCAACAGAAATAGCTATTCATTTTGTAAATCAGCTTGAAGATGGCACATACCAAGATAATACTTGGGGATGGCTTTATGGTTCCTATGACTATTATTTTATCAAGGAAGTTGACAAATCTGAACAGGATGATATTTGGGAATTACTCAGTAGCATTAGAAAAAGCCTTGTGGAAAGTAATTCAAACAGGTTTTTATATAAACTACTAAGAATTAACAAAGATATAATTTGGAGGGTGATGCCCAATGCAAACACTTGACCCCAAAAAAGAACTTGAGATAAAAAAGAAGCTCAGGGAACTCAAGGAACGCAAGGTTAAACTTGAAACTGAAATAATGCCCGAACTTGCCAAGACAGATTATGCCACCTATGTTGAATACGTTCATCAAGGAGCCTACCAACACGCGAAGCATACAAAGTTGATATGCAAGAAGCTACAGGCAGTAGAGGAAGGCAAGATTAAACGGTTGATGATATTCCTTCCCCCAGGGCATTCCAAATCGCAAACCTGCACAGAATCATTCCCGTCATACTGCATCGGGCGCAATCCCGAAAGAAGGATACTAGAGGCCTCATATGGTGACGACCTCGCGTGGGATTTTGGAGCAAAGAACAAAAAGAAAATAGAGGAATTTGGCAAGCAGCTTTTCAATATTGAAATAGCTGACGATATGCAAGCCAAAGGGTATTGGGGTATTAAAAATCACATAGGGTACATGTATTCTGGCGGTATAAGAACTGGAATAACTGGTAAGCGTGGCGAAATAATCATCATAGACGACCCTCACAAGAACAGGGAGGAAGCAGACAGCCAAGCTATAAGAGAACAAATATGGAAGGAATTCACGGATACAATTGAATCCCGTGATGTTCAGAACACGGCAATTATACTCATAATGACCCGATGGCACGTTGACGATCTTGCAGGAAGGATTCTTAAAAGGGACGGTACGGATAAATGGACGGTGATTAGCTTACCACTGGAAGCTGAAGCAAACGACCCATTAGGGCGGGCAATAGGCGAACCGTTGTGGCCTGAGAATTACAACAAGGAATGGATGCTTGCCAAAAAGAAAACCGCTCCTGAAAGAACATGGAACTCACTGTATCAGCAGAAGCCAACTATCGAAGGCGGCAACCTTTTCAAGAGCAATGAGTTCCGTTATTACAACGAACGTCCGGCAGACTTTGAAGAAGAGATCCATTCATGGGACTTTACTTTCAAAGATAAAGCTGATAATGACTTTGTTGTTGGCGGGGCGTGGGGAGTAAGAAACAATTGCTTGTACCTTCTTGACCGAGTAAAGGCAAGAATGGATTTCAGTGCTTCGCTTGAAGCGTTTGAGGGGCTTTGTAAGAAGTGGCCTAAAGCCGGAATTAAGCTGATTGAAGGTAAAGCAAATGGCCCCGCTATCATATCGGCATTAAAGTACAAAATAGGCGGTATTACCGAGGTTGAGCCAAAAGGTAGCAAATACGCAAGAGCAGAAGCAGTTACACCATTATTGAAAGCCCATAGGGTTTACTTACCTAGTGTAGACATTGCCCCATGGATAACGGACTACATACAGACGCTTGAAGGTTTTCCTAGTGCTGAGCATGACGATGATGTAGATATGACTTCACAGGTTCTTCAGAGATACCTTTACTTGCTGTACGAAGAGCCCAAAGAGGAAGATTCAATAGGCGAGGAAGAAGAGGAAGAGGACGAACAAGGAGGGACTTGGTTTGATTAACTTTTTAATCCAGACATTGATAACGATAGCGATATTAGCCGCCTTCTATGGCGGTTTTTTATTGGGCAGAAAAAAGAAGGAGTCTGATAAGGAAAACTTGGAGCGTTTTGAGGCTATCAAAGAAATCATTGACACTCAAAAGTTGCCTTATGAGGACTTGAAGGAATTTATTGAAAATCAATTTGACCAGTTTAAACCGAAGGAAACAGAAAACAGCAAGAAGCGGAATTTTTATGAGTGAGGTGCAGCATGGACGAAGATAAAAAAGACGAAATAAAAGAAAATCCAAACACCGATGCGGAAAAGAAATTCGCTTTGACGATTGACGATTGGCAGACAAACGCAGAAGGCGGGAAACGCGCAGATATAGAGGATAAATGGTATGACGAGTATCTAGCTTTCAAGGGTGACCAGTGGGACACCTCCATAGCCCCTAGAAGCTCAGAGTCCAAATCGTATCGCCCTAATTCCGTAAACAATTATATCCTGCCGACTATCAAGAATATTCATGATTCGTTGACAACCTCGATGCCGGAGGGGGTTTTTGAAGGCAGAGAAGGGCAGGATGATGAAACGGCAGACAAACTGAATGACCTTGTACCGTTCATATTGGACAAGAACAAATACCGTAAGCAGTGGAAGGACACTGTTCTACAGGGCTTGAAATACGGTCCATTTATCGGCGCGGTATTATGGGACTCTCAATGGATGGGCGGCTCGGGTCCGCATAGGTGGGTAGGCGATATAAGGATATTGAACCAAAAGAAAGACGAAATATTCTTCGATCCTGCCATAATCGACCTTGAAGAACGGCTTCAAGAATGTTCATATATCAACAGGAAATTCAGAAAGAAATTAAGTTACATAATTGACCGTTGGGATGAAACCGGAAAGGCGGTAACTGAGGATTGCGCAATCAGCAAGAATGAAACCGTCAATGAAGGATTAGACCCCGAACAGGCTTATGTTATCGAATGTTGGCATAAGGGCGTTCCTCGTTTCGTTCCTAAGTATTGGAAGGAAAGATTTTTAGAAAAGGCTGAGAAGAATCGAGCAAAAGGACTTACATATAAAGCCGAAGAGTACGAGGACAAAGCGAAAGGCACTTTCAAGGGCGTACACGTGGCATACAAGGCAGGGAACATTCTATTAGAGTATATTCCATATGTCTATGATGATGGGCTTTACCCGTTCGTTTATAAGGTTCTATATGCTGATGAATTCAACCCTTATGGATTCGGTGAGATAAGAAACATTCTCAATCCGCAAATACTTCTGAATAGGGCAGACGAGATACAAATTGAAGCAATGGACTGTGAAGGACTTGGCGGATATTTCTATGACAAAGGTTCGATATCTGAAGCGCAGAAACGAGAGTATATCAAAAATGCTCACCGTGGCGGCGTGATGCAAGAGGTCAATAATGCCGGTGGTATGAAAAAGAGGGAAGGCACTCAAACCCCTCAAAGCCTATTACTGTTTTTGGACAAAAAGAAAACAGTAATTGACACTGTATCCCAAAACACCGCCATAGCCCAGGGTGTTTCTCCCGGTGCGAATGTTCCGTATTCCTCTATAGCGGAACTTGGCGCAAGGTCAGACGTTCGCAACAAAGGCAAAATTGAGATTCTTGAAGATTTCTTGGATGAAATGTTTCAGCTTGTCATAAACCGCATTGCTCAATTTTATGACGATGAACGGGAATACAGGATAAGAGGCAACAAATCCAGTGCAATCAAAACTCTTGTGTATGATGCAATCGAACAGATTACAAAAATGCAGGATCAGCAACAACAGCTTGAAGCAATGGCACAGATTGTATCTACCATTCAGACTATGCAGACAGATGAAACGATGAAGTTTGGGACATTCCAGAATTCAGAGATGGTGCGGGAACACACTCGGAAGGAAGGAAAGGAAGAATACATTCCTGAGTTTGATATTAAGGTGAAGGTAGTTGATGAACGCCCGACCTCAAGAAAATATTATGAACAATTGGCAATGTCATTGTTCGGTAAGGGAATGGGGCCTAAAGCGTTCTGGAAGACCATAGAGGACGGCAAACTTCCACCTGTGGATGAAATACTACAAGAGTTACAGGAAATGCAGACACAACAAGCACAAACAGAACTCGGCAGTGATGCAATAAAGAATGTACAGCAAGCCCCTCCAATGTAGGGGCTTTTTCATGCAATCATTCGCCCTAAAAAGCGTTTGAAATAAAAATACAAGGAGCTTAACCATGTCAGAATTTGAAAACAGTGGGACACCAACACTGGACGAAATTGACGAAATTGAACTTGACGAAACGCTGGAGGACACAAACGAAAGCGAAGTTGAGGACGAAGAACTTGACCTCGAAGTAGACTTTTTGGGGAAACCAACCAAATTAAAAAAATCAGAGGCCAAAACAGCTATTCAGAAAGGTTTGAACTATGACCATGTTTTAGAGAAATCAAAGAATATGGAAGCAGAACTAACCAAACTGAAAGCACAGATTCAGCAGCAGGGCATTGAACAGCAGAAAAATGAGCTTAAGCAAAAGTTAACCGATGAAGGTTACGATGCTGATGCCATTACTCAAGCAATCGACAATCACCCTGCGATCAAAGCAGCAGAGAAGCTTCTCTCAGAATATACACGGCAAATTGAAGTTGAAAAGCAGAAAGAATCAATCAAGAATGAAAGATTTTATAAAGCCGTTGAAAAGGATGTTGACGAGCTTATGAAATCAAATTCAAACATTGATGCTAAAACCGCTTATCGCTTTATTGTCGGTGGACAGGTTGACAGGCTCCTTGAAGAAGAGAAGAAATCTACCGCAAAAGAGACCTTGGCAGAAATACAGGACAAACAGAAGCGAGGTTCACCGTTGGTAAGCGATTCTTCAATTGCTGAAACGGTTGACCCTGCAAGGATATTGGATAAGGAAGGGCTTGCACTGAGCCAAGCTTTTGGGAATGACCCCAAAAAGATAGCTCAATACGTAAAGACCCAAACGAAGAATAGGAGATGATTTTAATGTCGGGATTTAGATGGGCTGGCGACCTTAACGGTCAGAAAAACGCATTAGTTAGGGATTTTTACATTCCTACAGCAACAGCAATAGAAAAAGGTGAGCCTATAAACTTTACACAGGGAACTGGCGTAATTGTACTGGCGGCGCCAACGGACTTTGACGACCCTATAGATGGCGTTGCAACAGTGGCACATGCCGCGAATAGTGGAACTTCAATTGAGGTTTCATATTCACCCACTGCAATTTATAAGTACAGGGCATCAAAAGCCTACACTTTGACAGGCGGAAGCACAACGACCGCAGTTGATTCCAGCATAGTTCCTCAGACTGACGACTTCTGGATTGGTGGAGCGATTCAGATTGTATCTTGTGCAGCTGACAGCTCTCTTAACGGCAGAATTGTCAGGATAAGCGATTCCACCGGGGCGACCGGTACGCTCACACTTGCTGAAACTTTGCCTGCAGCTTTAGCGGCAAACGATACAATTTACCTTTGCCCCGGCTACATGGCAGAAAGGTATCTTGGGTACGACCTCGACAGTGATGCAATGAACCCGGACTATGATGCAATCGGCGGAAATGTACTGAGGATTCTCTACTCCAACCCCGACACAATGGAAACTTGGTTCACATTTGAAAGACACTTGACAGTTTCTTAACCTTTTTAATACTTAACTATGAATAGGAGATGATTTATAATGGCATTGACAGAAGCTCAATTTATTGCTCTTGAGGGCAATATCAGAGAGGTATGGGATGCATACTTCAAAAACCCAAACAACAAAGATTTCATATCTGATCTATACAACGTAATCACTAGGAAAACTGCACAATTCACCGACTACACCCTTGGCGCACCCGGTAGAATGCACAAATGGAATGGCTCAGTACAGTACGATTCCATTGAAACAGGTTACACAAAACAGTACAAACCGGAAAAGTTTGACACTGGTATACAGGTTGAAAGAGACTTGTACGAGGATGGCGAATATGAAGCCATAAAGACGAGGGTAAACAACATAGTCCAGGGCGTACAAACTACCCTGCTCTATGACGGTGTTGCACCTTTCAACGGCGCATTTTCAACAGCTACCCTTGGCCCTGACAGCGCAGCTTTATGTTCCGCGACACATCACCTTGTACCTGGTGACACTGCTCAAAGCAATACATTCACGCTCTCGCTTGATTATGACAACCTGGAAACTATTCTTAACGCAATGGAAAATTGGGTTAATGATAGAGGCGATAAGATGCTGATTAACGGGAACATGATAATTGCCGGGCAGTATTGGAGAAAAACTTGTAAACAGTTGTTTGGATCTGATAAAGAAGCGTATACCGCTGACAATCAGGATAACGCATACAAAGATTTCTCTTACATGATTCACCCTTTAATTGATGGCAAAAAGTTTTTTGTTGTCAACAAGGAAATTATGAAGGGCGGTTCCGGCTTGAATTGGTTCATGAGAAAAGACCCTCGCAATCTTGAAAGAGATGGCGACATAGCTAAAGGTGATTTCAACACAGAAATGTTGTCATGGAAAGCAGTTGGCAGATGGGTTAAGGGATGGACAAATTGGCATTGGGTGGCGGGTAGCAACCCTGCATAGTAGCTTATGGGCGGGTGACTCACTATATCCCGCCCTTTTCTCTTGAAAGGAGAGTGAATTTTAATGAGTAAATTAGCAAGGTTTGGAAGGTTTTTTGGCTACAAGCAATCACATTTTGGGTCAGATACATACGGGCACGATGTCAAGGCGTTTGGCGACACCACAGACAAATATTTTATGTGGGATGCATCTGCTAACGCTTTTATATTAGCTGGTGACCTTGAGGTATCAGAACAGTTCGTAAAAGGTTCAAGGTTTCAAGTAACATACCCACAAGTTGCGGCGGCAGATGTTGCTAAAACATTCTTCATCGCTCCGGCGGCTTGCAAAATTGTTTCAGCATATGAAAGGCATGTAACCGTGGCAGGACAGGCTGGAACGCTGACAATAGAAAAGTTAACAACCGGTGAGGCTCCCGGCGCAGGTGACGTTATTTTAGCAGCGGCGTTTGACTTGACAAGCACAGCCAACACGCCGGTATCAAAAGCAGGGGTAACAACCGCAGCAGGTTCATTAGTTGCTGGCGATGCACTTTGCCTTAAGGTTGCATCTGGAGCGGCAACGTCATATGCACTTGGCACAATAACGGTAGAAATGGAATGGCTATAATGGGGCTTTTTAGCCCCTTCCCTATGGAGGTAATATGGATATTTTAGAATATGCAAAACAGCACCCGCCAATTGAATTAACGGATATGCTTCTTTTGGCAATCTATGAGAAGTTAGAAGAGATAAGCAAACCAAAGGAAATTAAACTCGAAAACAGCGTTCAAGAATACAAGCCTAATTATGAAAATATGTCCAGACCAGAACTGGTAAAGCTTGCAAAAGAACTAGGGATACAAGGCAAACTGGTAACTTTTAGTACGGAAGATTTGAAAAATAAAATAAAAGAGGGTGTATAAAATGTTTGTACGGCTTGACCATTCAGAATCAGCCCCAATCGCAGCGCCTGTTACGGTCGATACTACCGTTGGTGGAATTGTGATTGCCAAAACTAATGCCAACAGGCTCAGCATTACCTTGCAGAATGTAGGCATAGAGCCTTGCATAATCCGTTTAGGCGGAGATCCGTCTGCAACGGCATATAACCTCATACTCGGCGTGGATTCAGCTGCAAGAGCAGGAAACGGAGGAAGCGTAACCATAAGGGATTACTACGGTGCGATTAAGGGATTAACCGAAGCCAACTCGACCGTGATCGCTGTTATGGAGGTAGTTTAATGGAAACGGCATTGAATAGAGGAATAGGGGACATTAACGCAACCTTGGCATCAATTACGAACCAAGTAGCGGCATTAAACACACAAACGCTTACAACCGATTTTTTGGACAATACTTATTTTATAATTTCTGCGGCAATAAACGGTGGAGCAATGGGAACAGCAATTTCGGAAGTAAAACACCCTGGTGTGTTTCAAATTGCATCATCTGCATCAGCTAATTCAGGCGCACGTGCGATAACACACTCAAATAGTATACGTTTAAGCGGTGGTGAAAAAACTACAATTATTTTTAAAACTCCTGCCAATTTAACAGGTGTTACAGCCGTTATGGGATTTTGTGACACTTTAGATGCAATAGCATGGGCAGATTGCGCTTGTATTAAAATTAACGGGACTACATTAACAGGTGAAACAGAAAGTAATAACGCTGGTTCAACAACCGGGACATCATACACTGTTGCGGTGGATACTTGGTACAGAGTGGTTATTGAAGTAAACGCGGATGCAACAAGTGTATCGTTTAAGTTATATGCTGATGATAGCGATACTTTACTTTGGAGCAACACGCTTACGACGAATATACCGACAGCAGCAGGGAGAGAGTTACATTATGTTATAACCGCAATTATGGCTTCTCCAACAGGCACTACTGTATTGTTATTAATAGATTACCTTAACATTCAATTCACAAATTCGAGGAGGGTGGTCTAATGATTTATTTTTATGATGATAACGGAAAATACATTGGTTGTCGTGAGTTATTGGATGGCGAATCTGTCCCATCAAAAGCAACAACCGTTGAGCTAGTCGTTTTAGATGGACAGGAAGCCTATTTTGTGAACGGAGCATGGGAAGTCAATACAATAAATGTTGCACCTGTTGCAGTAACAATAGAACCAACCACAGAAGAAGTGCTTGACGAACTCATTACCTTACTTGTTGATAAAGGGGTGATCTATTGATGTATGAGAAGTTAGAGAAGCACCTTGATAATAAGGGTCTCAAAATCAAAGCTGATGAAAATGCCAGTAAATCCGAAGCAGTAAAGGCCGAATACAAAGCTAAAGAAAAGGTAAAAGCCTTGACACAGTCTGAAAGATTAGAGCGTATTGAGAAGATTTTAGGACTGTAGTTACTTCGCACTTGGATAAAATTTTGAACAGCGGAGCTTGCCAAAACCGGCTCCTTTAATTTTGCCCGAAAGGATGTGATAAATTTGTCAACCACTGTATCAGCTTTTATTACCGAGCTTGATTTGCGCTATCCAAACGCCTTTACAAACACCAATAAATTAGCATGGGTGAATGAATTAGAACTATCTCTATACACTGACATAATAGAAGAATATAGGGTGGCTTACTATTCCAGGACAGCACATATTCAAGAATTAACTTTGCCTTCCGGTGTAACATTTGACGATGTATATTCTGTTTGGGTGGATAGTGTTCAATATCAAAAAAACAGTTTAAGGCATTACAATACTTTAAAATCGTTCTGGCACGAGAACAACAAACTCCAAATTTACCCCATTCCAACCGAAAACGATTCTTCTTACGTATCGGGAGCAGCGGAAATTACCTTTGCAGTTTCAACCATTACGACTACAGGTGACGACTTCATAGGCTTTACCGCAGGGGACATTATACTTGTATCAGGCTGTTCGGATGAAACTGCTAACAACAAATACGCCACCATCGTTTCAGTTGCCGCAAAGGTTCTTGCCTTCGCCACTGGAACATTTACGGCTCAAGCGGAAAGTGCTGCTGTAACGATAACAGCGCCCAAGGTTAAACTGATCTATCGGTATACGCCGACTGAAAAGGTTGTTGGTAATATCGCAACCGACACGCTTTTATTACCTGGAAGATTTAATTCTCTGTATTATTTTTATGCAATGGCACAGATGGCTTTATTAAATCGTGAATTTGACGAGTATTCAAACTATCAAACACTGTATAATTCGGCATTAGCTGACTTTGTAAGGTGGTACGAAGATAGACGACCGTTCAAGGCCGACAATGTATTAGAAAGTGGGTGGGGCTATGTTTCTTCCGGCGCTGAGGACGAATAAGAAAGTGACCAAAAGAAGCATTATCCAGTGGGCAGGGCTGAATAAAAAGGTACTCATAGAAGATAACCAATTTTCAGCTACAACCAATCTGTCAACTAAAAACTACCCACTGATAAGCCCTAGACCTTCCCGCGCAACTTCATACACTTTAACCGCAGGATGGGCATTGTTTGCTTCAAGTAAATTAGCGTGGGTGGATGGAACTGACTTCTTCTATAATGGAGTAGACGAGGGCAATGTAACGGCTTCTGCTAAGTCAATGGTAGAGATATCAAACAGGATAGTTATATTCCCCGATAAAGTCTCTTATGACACTATAGGAGATACTTTTGCCTCTTTCGGTACTGGCACATATCCTACTGCAGGTTCTGTGCCGGACATAGATTATGCATGTATGCTGGACAACCGCATATTTGGCGTGAAGGGCGATAATATATATGCCTGTGCATTGGGTGACTTTGACGATTGGACAACATTTTCAAGCCCTTCAGAAGCAACGGACGCATACCAAGTGGACACTGGAACACTGGGCAACTTCACAGGAATAGCGGCGTTTAAAGGAACTGTTTTAGCCTTTAAGGGAGATAGAGTTTTTAAATTGTTTGGAGATGTACCAGAGGATTTTCAGTTTATTGAGATTTCGCGGCTAGGCTGTCAGAATCATAAGTCTATATGCGAAGTAAATGATATTTTGTTCTGGCTAAGCGATAAGGGAATAGTTGCATACACGGGTGGAGCGCCGGAAGCGATAAACGATGATCTGAACGAAACTTACATTTCTGCTGTAGCCGGTGGTGATGGCAGGAAATATTACATATCGCTTTACAATGGTTCAACTTATGCCCTATATGTTTATGATACGCGAAATGGTATTTGGCTGCAAGAGGACACTTTAAATGTGAAAGACTTTGCATATTTCGAAGGTTATCTTTACGCTCTGGCAAGTGACCATAAGATCTATAAATTTAACTCAGGGACAGAAACCGTCACAAGTATAGCAATCACAAAGGAATTTACAGACGATTTGACCGAGAAGAAGGGAAACACTGAATTGATTTTCATGGTTGACCTTGAATCCGGTTCTTCAATGAAAGTCTATACAAGAGTCAATAATGGTTCGTTTACACTGGTAAAGACTTATACAACCGCCGACCTGTCGACCTTGCGTGTTCCAATAGTGGTAAACCGGGCAAACCATTTTCAGATTAAGCTTGAAATGACAGGTGAATACAAGATATATCAAACCGAAAGAAAGATTTATGTTGGAAGCGAAAACTAATAAGGATGTGATTATATGGCTTATACAATTCAAAGGGGCGACACATTAAACACATTGGCGAAGAAATACAATACCACTGTCAATGCCTTAATGAGTGCCAATCCAAGTATAAAGGACCCGAATAAAATATATGCAGGGGCGAGTTTAAACCTTCCA